GATTTTTCAAGTTTTATGTCTGTGAATTGAACTATGGCCGCCTAAAAGTTCCGAAATTTTCATTTTTCATTTTGGGGGCAGGCCGTTTCGGTTCCCGTTTTGATGTGTTTTTGGCTTTTTACCCCTATTTTTCGTGCTTAAAAGTGATGAAATTTGACGCTGTAAAAATCTCCCTATCGCTTGTTTTTTAGTAAAACGCAGAAAAACGCCCCGAAGGGCGTCTTTCTTGCTTTATTTTTCCTCTGTCTCATTGCGCGCGGACTTGCTTTTTTCGGTTTGAGTTCCGAAATAAAAACTAATTATCATAGTGAATATTGTGAGAAACTGTTCCGCGCTTATTGAGCCGATAATTGCCAGATAAGCAAACACCGCGCAAAGAATCAAAGTAATGATACTCTTTACGTTTATGAGCTTGGCTATTCTCTCTTTCATTTCTCCTTTCCCCCTTTTGAATGTTCCAGAATTGAAATTCTCGTTTCGTGGTTATCAACCTTGTCGTCAAGCGTATGGATATTTGAGCCTTGTTCGCTCAAAGTGGCATCAAGTCTGTTTATACTGTCCTCTAGTTTGGTAAGTGCTTTAGTGTTGGCTGATACGATTTTACCAATAGTAATAATAAAGCCCACTAACACAATGAGCGCGCTAAGTGTTTCCCAAGTCAATTTTCTCACCTCTTTATTTCGTTCTTTTCCAGACATAAACTGCGAGGTAAGGCGGCATATTATTGTGGGCGCTATCTTCGCCGACGTCGCCAGTGTAAGAACCAACCGCCCAATAGGTGCTCTTGCTACCGACATTCGGATATCCAATCGGCGCTGAATTGTTTCCCGCGCCTGCATTAGGATACCAGATTCCGTGGTTATGTGCAGGCAGCTCACTTACCGTAAGCGTGTGTGTTGCTTCACCGCCTGTCGAACCAGCATTGTAAGTTGAGCCAGCCGCGAGAAGGAATTTGTCTTTGATTTGCTCCCAAGTGCCGCCGAATAAGGTGCTTGGATTTGTATTATTGACGGAAATATAAACCGAACCAACCGGATAGAGCAACGAAAAAATGTCTTTGCTATTCAGCTTGATTGAGTTTGCGGAAACACTGTCCGCCACGAGCGCGCCCGTTGCGGAAACTCCGCCGCTAACGCTCAAATCGCCTTTCACTGTCGTGCTGACATTGAAGTTGAAATCGTCCTCGCTCCAATCGAAAATAGGTGTAGTTTTGCGGGTTTGCTCATTGCTTGTAATGGTGGATAGTTTATCAATCGCGCGGGCTTGGAATGTGTAAGCGTTCAGATAATTCAGCCCCGAAATAGTGGCTGTGATATCGTATTTATTGCCCGTTGCTGTGGCTGTCGCGCTTGTCCAGTCAGTGTAGCTGCCGTCTTTTACTTTATAGCGATATTGAACGGTAAGTGTGTTGTTTGCCGCGCCGAAACTTGAGTTGAAATAATTGCCGCTTATTTTCAGCGTCGCAACTCCTGATGTAGTCGCCGCGCTTGCGTTCAGCGCGCAAGTAAGTTTGATATACTCAACCAAATCATAGGTGCGCGTTTGCTGTGTCGTGAAGCCGCGGCTGTCTGTTGCTTGCCACATAACGGAACCACTATCAACGCCGCTTATAGTGCCGGTTCCACTCGATATGGATTTACCGCCGCAAGAAATCACCTGCGCGGCAATCGACGCACTGTTCTTTGCTGTGGCTCCTGTGTTCACGCTTATATTACTGAAATACTTTACGAATTTCTGATTATTACCCGTCAAGGCCACAGTAGTCGCGTTAGTGTCTTTAGCGCTCTCATTTAGCGTGGGCTTACATTGCGCCTCATCACAATTGACAGTGAAATTACAAGTTGTCGTGCCGATTGTGAGAGCGTCGTTATATGTGGTGCAAGTTATGACGCCCTGCCCACTCTTTGCATTTGGTATTTGCGCGTAAAATGTCGTAGGGATTGCCCAAGTCAAACTTGTTTCACTTGTCTTTGTGGCTATCGTTCCGGACAGCGCGCCGAATGTATATGTAAGCGTGTGCGTGAAAA